ATCGCGGCAATACGACACCAAACTGGACCGGTTTCGGTTTTCGTCGGTGCACTACCCCACCGTTTTGTCGGTTCAGGGCCTGGTTGAGTCCCTGGGGTGCAGATCGCGCGTTCATTTTGACCGATCACGCAACACATACACACTTTATTTTAGAATTAAACTAAAAATTTTTGATAATCAGAACTCGCCACGCATTAAAGTGCACCAGGCCAGACGTTATATCTCAAAAATCAGTAAGATTGCACCACAAATGTGCGTGCACATTGAAACGGACAGTAACTATCTCGTAGGAGAGGGTTTTATTTCATGCCTTTAACATCAAAACAGGAACTTGTACTCAAAAAGTTCGCAAACGACAACAAGCACTGGCCAAAGGAGCAGCTCGAAGCGGCAATCTGGCAGGTGCGGTGGCATCTACAGGCGTTGCCACACCAAAAAGAACCAGAGGATGGTGAATATGACACGTTTCTTATGTTGGCCGGTCGTGGATCAGGTAAAACGCACACTGCCAGCCATTGGATTGGTATTCGTGCTTGGAAGTATGACAACACCCGCTGGCTCGTCACCGCTCCCACCTCAAACGATATCCGCGCAACTTGTTTTGAAGGAGACTCCGGACTTCTTAATATCATTCCCCCGTCACTCATCCGTGATTACAACAAGTCCCTCTTTGAAATTACCCTTATCAACGGCTCTCTCATCCAAGGGATTCCAGCGTCTGAGCCAGAACGCTACCGCGGTAAACAATACCATGGGGCCTGGTTTGATGAGCTGTGTGCGTTTGATTACATCGACGATGCCTACGATGGAGTACAGTTTACGCTCCGTTTACGGGACCCACGGATACCGCGTGTGCAGCAAATTATTACCACCACTCCCAAGCCAAAGGAGCTTATCGTTGACCTTAACGAAGGAAAAATAGGCGGGGATGTATATGTATCCAATGCGTCATCCTACGACAACCGCGCAAACCTTTCAGAAACATTTTTTAAACAATTAGAAACATATGATGGCACCGACATTGGTCGCCAAGAGATTTATGGAGAAATTCTTGACCCCGAACAAGCTGGTATCATCAAACGTAAACAGTTCCGGCTGTGGCCGGCGAAGAAGCCTAGTCCCACGCTGGAGTATGTCATTGCTTCGTACGATCCTGCGACATCTGAAAAAACAATGAACGACCCAACCGCCTGCACGATCTGGGGCGTGTTTGAGCAGGAGGACGCGGGCACTGCGGTCATTCTTTTAGATGCATGGGATGAGCACCTGTCGTACCCCGAGCTACGACGAAAAATTGTTAATGATTACAAAGAAGTTGTGTATGGTGCCGATAATGACTTTGCAAAAGGCCGAAAAGCCGACCTAATACTGATGGAAGATAAGTCCGCGGGCATTGCTTTAATTCAAGAATTACAGGGCGCCGGCATACCTGTTCGGGGATATAATCCAGGACGAGCGGATAAGGTGCAGCGTCTTAACATTGTTGCGCCCCTGGTTGCCAAAGGTAAGGTTTGGATACCGGAAGAGCCTCAACGTAAGGGTGAGTATGCGGACTGGGCTAAACGGTTCCTACGCCAAGTCTGTTCATTCCCAGAGGCTGGCGGGCACGATGACTATGTGGACTCACTATCCCAAGCATTACGCGTACTTAGAGATTCCGGCTGGATTCAGCTCGATTTCCTGCCGGCCCGGGATTACAGCTACGCAGATGACAACATAAACAAGCGATTTGTTAACCCGTACGCGCAGTAGGGCGGATCTTTGCTTATTTGTGCATTAGTATAAATAGGAATCACTACCCACTCAAAATGGATATCTTAAAAACCCCCCAACAAAAACTATTGGAAGAGGCTGGTATGACACCAGCGTCACCGGGCATGGTAATGACGCCGTTACAGTTATTGTTACGCCAGTCTGGTGCTATTCCAAGAATGGCGTCGGGTGGTAGTGCACCATCATTGTCAGTAGAAGACATGCGGGCCCAAATGATTGCAAATAAATATGAGCCCAGTAAATTTAAAATTCCTGGCACATTAAAAAAATATGGTTTGCCTCTTGGTATTACCGGGGTATTAACCGCCGGAGATATTGGCGAAGCAATTGGTGAGGCACAAAAAGGAAATTACAGCCCAGCGGCAGTAACAACCGGAGCAATTGCTGGCGGAACATTTTTACCATTACCGGCACAATTAATGTTAATGTTAGGATTGTGGCCAAGAGAATTAGGCGCCTCAACACTTGATGAATACCGTAATCGGTCCGCATTACCAGGAAGTGTATTGCCGGCCCAAATAACACCCACTGTAAAATAATGGCAAATCCAATATTACCCATTCAAACCGGTTCAAATTTACCTGGTTTAGAAAACGAAGAAAACATCAAAGACGCAGCCGCTCAAGATGCGGAGATGGATTACTATGAAGATGCGTTAGGTTTAGAGCCAGAAGATGTTGAAGAAGAAGTTATTGAGTTGGAAGATGGATCAGTCGTTATCAACTTCCAAGAAAAACAAAGCCCACGTAAAAATCCAGAGTTTTATGAAAACCTGGCAGAAATCATGGACGAAGGTGTCCTTGATATGTTGGCTCAAGAATATTTAGATTTTATTGATGTAGATAAAGAAGCAAGAAAACAACGAGACAAACAATATGAAGAAGGATTGCGTAGAACTGGGCTTGGAAAAGATGCACCTGGAGGGGCGACGTTTGATGGGGCCTCTAAGGTTGTGCACCCGGTTATGGCGGAGGCTTGTGTCGACTTTGCTGCGTCTAGCGCAAAAGAATTACTCCCATCGGATGGCCTTGTTAAATCAAACATCAAAGGCGACGCAGACCGATTAAAAGAAGAAACTGCTAATCGTAAAGTTAACTTCCTTAACTGGCAGTTAACAGAGCAAGTTCAAGAGTACCGTGACGAGATGGAGCAACTGCTCACTCAGTTACCATTAGGCGGTTCACAGTTTCTTAAATGGCGTTGGGATGAAGAACAAAAACGCCCAACCTGCGAATGGGTTGCAATTGATAACATTATCCTACCATACTCATCCACTAATTTTTATACCGCGCAACGTGTCACTGAAGTACAAGACATAACCGAAGACACTTTCTTGCAACGTGTTGAAGCCGGTATTTACCGCGACATTGATAGTGCATACACATCCGATGCACCAATCAATGATATGACACAATCAGAAAAAGCAAACAACAAGATTGAAGGTAAAGATTTACCAGCAAAAAATATTGATGGTTTGCGACGCGTGTATGAAATTACATGCTTTATGCGTTTAGAAGATGATTCAGAAACAAACGGACAGCGCGCCCCATACATTTTGATGATTGATGAGACAACCAGCAAAGTGCTTGGTTTGTATCGCAACTGGGAGGCAAACGATGAGAAATTGGAGAAGCTCGACTGGTATGTCGAGTTTAAGTTTATACCTTGGCGTGGTGCCTATGCTATTGGTCTGCCTCACCTTATCGGCGGTCTTTCTGCTGCTCTTACGGGTGCTCTCCGTGCTCTTTTGGATGCGGCGCATATTAACAACAGCCAGACTCTTCTTAAACTCAAAGGCGGAAGGATTGGTGGGCAAAGCGATCGAATTGAGCCTACGCAAGTAGTTGAGATTGAAGGTGCCCCCGGTGTCGACGATGTTCGTAAGATTGCAATGCCGATGCCGTTTAACCAGCCATCATCGGTTCTATACAATTTACTTGGGTGGTTGACTACCGCTGCTAAAGGCGTTGTTACTACTGCGGAAGAAAAGATTGGTGAAGCAAATAACAACATGCCGGTCGGTACAGCGCAAGCCCTAATTGAACAAGGCGCCAAAGTATTCTCTAGCATTCACGCACGCTTACACCGCAGCCAAGCTAAATCGTTGGCAATTGTATCCAGAATTAATCACTGGTACCTGGCCGACATGGACAATCAGTCCGGCGAAGAAATTCAGGTTCGTGACTTTGCGTACAACAGCGACGTTCGTCCTGTTTCTGATCCTAATATTTTTTCAGAGACACAGCGTCTAGCACAAAACCAAGCGCTATTACAAATGGCGACATCCGCTCCCCCGGGAATGTTTGATGTTCGCGCAGTGTATCGCCGTGTTTTAAGTCAATTAAAAGTTCCATCGGTTGAAGAAATATTACCCAATCCGTTGGGCGCAAAAGAATCCAATCCTGCGTTAGAAAACGTTGCCATGACAATGGGACGTCCTGCCGCTGCATACCCGGACCAAGACCACATCAGCCATATTAAGATTCATTTAGAGTATGCGATGAACCCCGCGTATGGTGGCAATCCAGTGATTGGACCCTCATTTGCACCGCACGCATTAGAGCATATCAAGCAGCATTTAACGTTACATTATTTACAGTCCATGCGCGCGTACGTAGCACAAGCATCTGGCGGCCGCGATACGTTGGAACTACACCAAGAAAAACCATTAGACTTGGAAGCACAGCAAGCTCTTGCGTTGGCATCTCAAATGGTTGGTCAAGATGCGCAAATGACAATGCAGCCATTTGTTCAGCAAATCCAAGAATTGGCGCAGAAAGTGGCACAAGCCCAACAAGCGCAGATGGAGAAAATTGCATCACAAGATCCGACCGCGCAAGTACTGCTTAAAACACAACTG